CAATCAATTTCCACAGAATGGAAATCATCAAGAAAACTAGAATTGCAGGAAAAGCAGAATGAATATTCTTCTGGTATTGAAGAAATAGAAATTAAGCTTAATGCTATTCTTGAAGAAGTGAATACTATTCAAGAGCTATCAAAAAAACTTTTAAATGATAGGCATGAAGTTAATTCTCTTCTTAAAGAAGAGCAAAGGTTAGCTTTAGAGTCGAATCAACTCACTAGTGAAATAATGAAAGAGCAACCAGATTTGGATAGAGAAATCCAAAAGCTTGGTCAGTATGAAGAAGAACATATCAAATGGGAATCTGAACTTAGTCAAATTAATAAAAATTTAAATTCATTTAAGGTTATTGCTAATCTATTAAAAGATGGTGGAATTAAATCTAAAGTTATTAGTAAGTATATTCCTACTATAAACAATAGAATTAATTCATATCTCCAAGAAATGGATTTCTATGTGAACTTTACATTGGATGAAGAATTTAATGAAATAATTAAATCTAGATATAGAGATGAATTCTCATATGCTTCCTTTTCAGAAGGAGAAAAGCAAAAGATTGATCTAGCATTGTTATTTACTTGGAGATCTATTGCTAAGATGAAAAATAGCACAAACACAAATCTTCTATTACTTGACGAGGTGTTTGATAGCTCGCTGGATTCGCAAGCTACAGATGAATTGATGAAGATCTTGAGAACCTTAGGATCAGAAACTAATTTATTTGTTATCTCTCATAAGGGAGAAGTTCTTATTGATAAATTTGAAAGAACTATTAAATTTGAGAAAGTTCAAGATTTTTCTAAAATGGTTGAAGAGTAATGATTTTATCTCATAAGAATTGTATATTTAATGAATTCAATGATTGGGTTATTGAACAGCTAGACCATATTATGGTTGAGGATAATTTATTTTATTCTGGCTATTCTACGATTAGATCTAGAAATCAAATTCACAAAGAGTATCCAGATTTTGAAAAATATATTTTAGATCTATGTGATGACAAAGATCTTTTTATAAAAGAATGTTGGATTAATGTAAATCCTAAAAATGGATACCAATCAGTTCATGATCATTCTGAATGTGATGTTGCTGGAACATATTACGTTTGTGTTCCAGAAAATTCTGGAGTTTTGAAATTTTACAATCCAGCTCCAGCAGTAGAGACACTTCATAGATTAAAACCCTATGTTGAATTTACTTCAACTAAAGTTCCGAATAATGGCGATATAGTATTCTGGCATGGTTATATGAAGCATGAAGTCACCCCGAATAAGAGCGACGATCTGAGGGTCAGCATATCCTTCATGATGGACATTCCAGAAACTGTCCGCTGGTCTAGGTTCTCTCGATAGGATGCCCTATACTACAGGGGTATTCGAGAGAACACCATGTCTATTAATCACGAGGTCAAAGGTCAGCTTGCTAAGCTTCTCGCTACCGAAAATCTTGTCATTGAACACAAGAAAGTAGAAACTGCGTGTTTCAATGTAGACACTAGGGTTCTCACTCTTCCTCTTTGGGAACGTGCATCTTCTACTGTTTATGACCTTCTGGTTGGTCACGAAGTTGGTCATGCTCTGTATACTCCTAATGAAGATTGGAGTTCTATTGCTGATGTTCCCAGAGATTATGTTAACGTCGTGGAAGATGCTCGCGTAGAGCGTTTGATGAAACGTAGGTATCCTGGTCTATCTAAGACTTTTTATCGTGGATACAATGAACTTGATCAGGATGACTTCTTTGGCATCAAAGAAACTGACGTAGCCAAACTTAGCCTGATTGATAGAATTAATCTTCATTTTAAAGTGGGTGCATACTCTTGCATTCCTTTTTCTGAAGATGAAAAAGTATTTGTTGATCTTGTTCTGAATACTGAAACTTTCAGCGAAGTGTTGGAAGCTTGTAAGAAGATTTATGAATATGTTAAAGAAAAACAAAAAGATCAACTTGAAACTCCCTCAGAACTTTCTAGTGAGAGTGTAAATACCAATCGTCAAGGTAGTGGAACTGCCTCTGATGTTGAACAGGGAGAATCCCAAGATGATGCATCTGAACAAGAAAATACCTCTGGTTCTAATACTGAAACTACTGGTAATTCTAAAGGCGATCAAGAATCCCAAAACCAAGATCAAGATCTTTCTCCAGATGGAGATCTTGGGGGAGATAAAGCTGATGAAGATGTATCTGTCACTCAAAGGTCTTTTGATCAAGAAGCTCAAAAACTAAATAAAAGCAATCTTTATTCATCTAGAACAGTTTACATTGAGCATCCTAAATTGCTCATTGATAATATTGTTGTTGATAATAAGGAAATTCATTCTTACATTTCAGAGCAGTTTAATGCTCAAGAAAAGTTTAATAAAGAGAATGCTATCACCAACAATACTTTTGGTGAAGTCGATAAAAGTTTTGAGGCATACAAAAAACAGTCTCAAAAAGAAGTCAACTATCTGGTTAAAGAGTTTGAATGTAAAAAGTCTGCTGATGCATATCAACGATCTTCAGTTTCTAGAACTGGTGTTCTTGATACGTCTAAGCTTCACACTTACAAATACAATGAGGATCTCTTTAAAAAAGTAACAGTTGTTCCTGATGGCAAAAATCACGGATTGCTATTTCTCCTTGATTGGTCTGGATCTATGTCTGGAACAATCTTCGATACATTTAAGCAACTTCTAAATCTTTGCTGGTTCTGTAAGAAAGTTCAAATTCCCTTTGATGTTTATGCATTTACTTATGATTGGAATCCTAGGCTTGTAGGAAAGTTGATGATGCAAAGTTCTGAGAAAGTGGTAAATACTTTCCACATTCCAGAATATTTCCATCTCATTAATCTCCTCTCTTCAACTGCAAACAATAAAGACTTTGATAGTCAAGCCAAAAATGTTTGGAGAATTGTGAGCATGTATGATATGAGCCCAGACATTCGGTATAATATTCGTTATACTATTCCTTCTGGCTTGGATCTCAGTGGAACCCCATTGAATGAATCCATTCTTGCAATGAGTGAAATCATTCCTAAATTCCAACAAAAGAACAAAGTTCAAAAGGTCAATCTGATTACACTTACCGATGGTGAGTCTAATGGTATTGCTTACAACATGACTTACCATTGTAAGTATTCTGATAAAGATAAGTTTGGAACTAATTCTGTTGGTAATGATTGTATTCTCCGTGATCGCAAAACGGGAAATGTATATCGTTCATTCGCCTATGAATATAATAGTTCTGTAACTTCTATTCTTTTGGAAAATCTTAAGGATCGTTTTCCTTATGTAAATATCATCGGATTCAGGGTTGCTAAAACTTCAGAATTTACCAGGCTCTATAAAGACATTATGAATATTACAACCTATGGTAATAATTCTGAAGTCGAAGGTGTATCTAAAATTTGGAAGAAAGATGGATCATACGAAATCAAACAATCAAAATATGATTCTCTCTATGTGATTTCATCTAGTAATCTTTCGGAAAATGCAGCATTTTCCATAGACACTAATGCATCTCTTAATGATATTAAGACTTCATTTCGTAAGATGCTCAAGGCTAAGACTACGAATAAAAAGCTGCTGTCTTCCTTTGCCTCTCTTGTGTCTTGACCAATTTTCAAACTGGCTGAGCCCTGGCTCAGCCCTTTCTTTTTCTGCTATACTTAAACAGTAAACAAGGAGAGATCCAATGCCCCGCAAAGTTAATTTTGAAATCTCTGACGTTCAAGCTCAGTTTGGCTCTGAACTGAATACTGCTCAGCTCCGAGCATACTGTAATGTTGTTGGTGTTTCTTATGCAACAGCCACGAAGCATCTTGAACCTTACAAAGTTAAACGGGGTGTCTGGAATTTGACTGCAGAGCAGCTTGAAAATACTTATAATGCTCCTGCAGCAGAACCTGCAGTTGAACTGCAAGAAGTGCAAGTTCCAGTTCAAAATCTCATTCCTAAAAAAGATGATACCTTCGTAAAGTTTGGTAATTTTAGCGATATTAAAAAAATTATTCAATCCCGTCTTTTTTATCCTACGTTTATTACTGGTCTTTCGGGTAATGGTAAAACGTTCTGTGTTGAGCAAGCTTGTGCTCAACTGAAGCGCGAACTGATTCGTGTGAACATCACCATCGAAACTGATGAGGATGATCTGATCGGTGGTTTCCGTCTGGTGAATGGTGAGACTGTGTGGCACAACGGTCCCGTGATTGAAGCTCTAGAGCGTGGTGCTGTTCTTTTGCTTGATGAGATTGACCTTGCTTCTAACAAGATCTTGTGCCTCCAGTCTATTCTTGAAGGTAAAGGTATCTTTCTGAAGAAGACAGGTAAATTCATTAAGCCTTCTGAAGGATTTAATATTGTTGCTACTGCCAATACCAAGGGCAAGGGTTCTGATGACGGTCGCTTCATCGGCACTAATGTTCTGAATGAAGCTTTCCTTGAGCGTTTCTGTGTAACCTTTGAGCAAGAATATCCCAGCAGCTCTGTTGAGCGTAAGATTCTCGATAAGCTTTGTGATTCTCTTAAAATTGATGATCCTGGCTTTACTCAAAAACTTTCCGACTGGGCAGATATCATTCGTAAAACGTTTTACGATGGTGGTATCGATGAGATTATCAGCACTCGTCGTTTGACTCATATCATTCGGGCTTACAGTATCTTCAAGAATCGAACTAAAGCAATCAAAGTTTGCTTGAATCGATTTGATGATGAGACTAAGCAATCGTTCCTAGAACTTTACGATAAAGTTGATGAGACTGTAGATATTAACAATTCTGCAGAAATCGAAATCGAAATCACGGAGGAGAATTGACAAAGTTCTAAGACACTATTATAATACAGGGGAGGTTAACTCCCCTTTTTACTTGGAGAATTATTATGCAGTGGAAATACAATGAAGAAAAAATTCTTAAAGACATTGAAGAATATGTAGTTAGCACATATCGAGGTCATTACTGTGGTGACGAGGAAGAGTATGAAGATATTCAGACTATTGATCTGATGGCAGCCAAAGGTCTTGCCTCTGCCTTTTGTCAGGCAAATATCCTAAAGTATGGGAGTCGTTATGGTGATAAAGAAGGTCGCAACAAGCGAGACTTAATGAAAGTAATTCACTATGCTATGCTATTACTTCATTTTGATAAGCATTATTCTCGTACACAAAACGGTCTTCAGGAGTTCAAACCATGAGCAATGTTCAAATCTCTAAAAATACAATCAATATTCTTAAGAACTTTATTTCTATTAATAAATCGATTGTAATAAATCCTGGAAATAAAATCTCAACAATGTCAGTAAGTAAAACCATTATTGCTTACGCGGAAGTTGAGGAAGATTTCACCAAGCAGATTCCTATTTACGATTTGGGATTTGTGATTAATGGTCTGGCTCTGTTCGAAAATCCAGTATTTGATCTTAGTAAAGAGAAGTGTTTGATCATTCGAGATAACAATTCCAAATCTCATACTGAAATCTTTTACGCAGATCCTGAAATTATTCAGAAGGCACCAGATCAGATCAGATTCCCTTCGACATATTGTAAGTTCAGGCTAAGTTACAATGACATTGCTAAGTTGCAGAGAGCAGCTTCAATCTATCAAGTAAAAGATCTTTGTTTTTATTCTGATGGAACTGGATCGATCGTTGCCTCTGTAAGAGATAAAGAGAATGATACTTCTAATGCATTTTCTG